ACCGGTGTTGGCGTTAATGTTAGTGGTTCCTACACCCGTGTTGGTCAAAGCCTGACCACCAGCAGAATAGTTAGTACCAGAAGTACCAACTTCGTTAGAAGAGGTGTAAGCAGTCGTGTTTGCATCCAGAGTTGCTGAGGATGTATACAAAGCAAGTTTGAAAGTATCTGCTCCTGTATCAGCAGACGGACGGAAATCATGAACACCAAGCAGGAGTTCTGCTTTGAAAGAGGTGGTCATCGCTTGGGTGATAGCCATATTAGGCTCCTTTACTCATCTAAAAGTTTAATAAACTCAGGATGTCCTGCTTTCCTGAACTTGATAGCCAGTGTCGTATGGTGCGACTTAATGGCTTCCTTCATATAAAACACCAAAACCTGACGGATTTGATTTCTAAACGCCTCTGCCTGATCACGAATGGCAGGATGCGTCTGCGAACCTACAGAAATAATCTTGTCCAAAGCCCGTTCTGCGACTTCCTCTGGGGTAAACCCTCGGCCTTGCGTTGTAAGAACCTTGACATTTGCGCCCCCTAAAAGAAAGGCTACTTCGCTCATAGTGCTCATCTAACTGGATACCTCGCTTGAACAGTTCTGTACATATCTTGACGGTCTTTGCCTTCACCAAGTTGTTTCAACATGGCAAGTGCTTCATTATAACGGGACACATACGTAGTATTAACATCTTGCTCACCCTTCATAAACGTATATGCCTCAAGCAATGAGCCATACAAAAGAGCCGAGTCAAAGTTAGTACCAAGCCAAGTTGTACCAGAAGTCACGATAGAGGCTGGATAGGCGTAGTAATGCAACTCCATACCATAATCTGCGTCGGGGGTTGGCCCTAAAATAAACGTGTTCTCATCAAAAATAGCGTAATGAGTGGGGGCGCCTGTAACGGTTGGGCTAGGGAAAGCCTCCCGAATAAACTCCACATCCTTGTTTAACAGGTATTCTTGCGACCCACTTGGATCAATCCGGGCCAATGAGAACGTAGCAAGCCAGTCTGTAGGAGTGGTTAAGAACCTATTATTGGTTGTGCAGTTACCTGTCACGTTCTCCCGGGAGACTGGGAGTTGAACGCTGTTATAGATCCTTTGTTCCGCCTGACGGATAAACGTATCAATCTGATCTTTAGTAAGAAAAGATGTCGTCGTAGCCGTCGTTGTGTTGACTACCGTATCCGGGAAGTCATTTTCACAGTAGGCTTGGATTGTGTTAAACAACGTTGAGTAATTCACAACTTACCCCATCTTTTTGCTATGACTATTCCCACGGGTAGTGTTTTTAGTACCACGAGTCCGTTGAGTTTGCGTGTTAGGCACGTTGTTTGGGTACCCATTGTTATTGGGCACAATCGGTATTTGTTTTACTGGCGTATCCATATTAGATCCCCGTTTTACGAACCATTGACATAGGCTTTTTCTGGTTGGCAATTTTTGCCAGATTCCGGCCCATCGCCTTCATCTGTGCATTAGTCTTACCGCCCTTAGCCAATTTTTTCACATTAGCATCCGGGTGAGCCTTAGCTCCCTTTTTAGCCATATGCGCCTTTAATGCTGCCTTCATATCCATGTTTTACTCCTAAGTAATTGTTACGGTTACGGTTCCTGTTTCCCCGTTAGCCACTAGGTTATTCAGTAACCCGGATAACTGCAAGGGGTCATTCAACCCAACGGGGTTCCACCCCCATTGAATCTGTCTACTACCACCAGACGGCGTTCCAAAAGCATCTACATCTTCATTCGGCAGGTTTAATGGTTCTACCTGTAATCCTGTTAAACCCGCCTGTATATATGACTTATCGTTTCTAGGATTCTGTAAAGCCTGTGGGTCATAAACTGGGTACATCCCCAACTGCAACTGTGGTTGATCCGGCTCCCAACAGGTGGGACAAACCAGCAAATTGATGTTTTTGGTCTTGATGACCAATTTTTTCAACTGCTTCAGTTTGTATCGAAACCCGCATCTATCACACTCCGCTATTGCTTTTTTACCAGAAGCAAACTTTGGACCTGCCATAGTTCACCTATTAATAAAAATACTGCCGTGGGGCTAGACGTAAGGAAGCCTTTTCCCTATCTTCGCTTGATCCAATCAACCACTGTTCTTCATAAGCCGCCTTTAGCATATCAATCCTATTCATGGCATCGGGTATCTTTAATGACAGATAGTAGGCCAATCCAGCCGCCATACAAGGAATCATACGGAAAGGTATGTCTTCGGTATTGATGCCGTTGCCAGCGTCTTGGATGCGGCGCAAACGCCAGTAAACAAAGGTATAAAAGTTACTCTGATCCGGGGCGGGCCAGACATTGATATTTGGCAGGTTGCGTACCGTCACAATGGCCCCTGCGGTATGTCCAGCAGCCGTGGTGTTTTCTACCCCACGAACACAGTTTTGTAGGGTATTCCCTGATATTTCGTTGTACCCAATGGTCTCGTTGCCCAGTTTTATAAACCCGACATAGTTCAAACCCTCTACAGAACTAAGCGTAATTTGGTTAGAAGTAGACGTAATTGTGGTTTGCAGAGTCTTAGTCGTAACATTCTCATACCCACTTTGGCGGTCAATCCAGACCTGAATGGGGCGTCCTTGGGCGTTCTTATTGGGTATTGTGGCGTAGGTCGAAGATGAAATCCGGTTGATATTAATATCGCTCTGCGAAATACCCGACTGGGTACGTATCACCATATCCATCAAATCTATGGTGTCTACAGGAAGAGCGTAGGTAATCTGGGCTTGATTAATGGCAATCGAACCCTGCTCAATAGTCCAAAGATTGATACCCCGGTTAGCCCACTCAATAGTCAGTAAGTTCAGGCTACGGCGAGCTGTCCGCATATCGTAGCCAGACCGTAACTCGGTGCCACAACGCTCAAAAGCCTCTTCTACGAGGTTATTAAGGTCTAGATTAAAGGCGGTGGTACCGGTTGTGCTCATCCTATTTTCCTATGTGGAGCAACTTTTTTAGCCACGCCTTTAGGTTGGGCGACGAACTGCTTTCCGGCTGCTTTTCCGGCTCTTTTGGCGCGGGTGGTTGCGGCGTACTCTTGCGGGGAGAGCGCTTTGATGGCGCTGCTTGGGAGGTATCTTTCCCCTGTAGCCTTCGGTCCTTGCGTAGAAGGTTTGCCACTCTTAGTTCTCCACTTTTGTTGAGTCCATGCCTTCAGACTTTGCTGCGGCTTTTTCAAGTTCGACATCTCGCTCTCTCTGCCTAATCTTTCTAAAGTCTTCGGCTGTACTAATTAACCAGTCAAATACGTTTCCATCTGTTGCGGCGTCGTACACCGGAAACCTAATCCTTGTACCCACCGCCTGCTTTCTTGTACTGCATAGCCAGCATCTGGGCCTTACGGGCACTCCATTGACCCGGAGCACCCCCCTTACCACCAGCCTTAATCCGCTCAAATATAGACTTACGCATACCGGGTTTGGTGTAATTACCCGCCTCGTTCACCTTGGACTTACCACCCTCGGCGTACATCTTGACCTTATTCGGATCATCCTTACGGGTGATCGTCTTGCCTTTTGGCATTTTAGAGGGGTTAATTATCCCCATACCCCGGCTTGGTCTCATTTAGCAGGCCATCCCGCCTTTGTTCATTTTTACTGCCTTACCTTTGGTCTTGCCTTTAGAAGCAATCCCATCAGCAGACTTATGACCACCAGCCAGACCACCAGACCTCATCTTCTTAATACCGGCTTCTTTCATCTCATGCTTGAGCATGGACTTGGGAGCGCCCTTTTTCTTCATAAAGGATACTTCCTTCTTCATCATTGCCTTTGACTCTTTCATGACTCCACCTTCCTTTTTAGTGAATTCCTTACCTACGGACGTTGGTACACCTACCTTCTTTGCAAACTTTGGGTTATTAGCCACCGCTTGCATAAATCTTTCTTGCTTGGCTGATACGGCTGGCATCAGATCATCTTCCCACGAGTCTTACCCCGTTGAGCGCAACCATCTGCACGTTTAGAAGCGGAAGATTTAACCATACCACCTTTTTTCATATACCCCATTTTGTTGCGTACTTCGGTGGGTAACTTTGAAAGACCGGGATTTTGTTCCGAATTAACAGGTTTTAAATTATCCATCACACAATCCTTCCCTTAGTCTTACCGCGTTGAGCACAGCCATCAGCACGTTTAGAGGCGGAACCAACCACCCCACCAGAGCGTTTCTTTTCAGGAACTGGTTTCTTAGCAATATCTTCTCTAGTTTTACCCTTGTACTTATCCTCTTGAGTAAAACCAACAGCATCACCCATCTTGCTAACTTTCATAACAAGATCTTTAAGAACCCCATCCTTCATGTTTTCTTCAATGAAAGTGGTGCGGCCTTCGACTCTTTTATTGTCAGCCATGACTAAACCATTCGTCCTTTGGTTTTACCACGCATCGCACATCCGTCAGCACGCTTGGAAGCAGATCCAATCATGCCGCCTTTTTTAGCCCCGACAACGTCAGACATTTGACCTAAAGGAGCTTCTCTTGCGGCTTTAAATCTTTCTACAGCTTGAGCTGCTATGGGTTTGCGTTTGTTCATTTCGGTCATACGGCTAGTGCCAATACCAATATCTTTATCAGCGTCACCGCTCTTACCACCAGTCATGCTCGAACGCGCTGGAGCAGCGGATTTAGTAGGTGCAGCACGATTCATAGCGGGGCCAACATCTCTGTCCGCCTCACCGCTTTTACCTCTAAAGTCTGACAGTCTGTCCTTTGCCATACCAGCAGAAGCATCGCCAGTGGTGTCTTTTGATTCCTCTTCTTTGCCTTTACCCCGCATAGCCATTGCGGCTGCGGCGCCAAGACCTCCAAGAAGGGCTAAATTACGTAATTTCTTTGACATGCTATTTACCCCTTTTTAAAGAGTTCATCAATTTTTGCTTCAAGCCTGTTAAAGCGTTGGTCAATGTGCTGCACAAACTTGTCCATTTCTGCTTGAGTGACGTTATCACGGGCCACCTCTTCTCTAGTTTTGTTAATCAAAATGTTGAGCCGTTGTATTTCAGATGCTTTCTCATGCCCAATATAGGCTAAGACACCTAGTAGTACGGTCAACACCATGTTCCAAAGCATCATCTCCATATCAGCACTTCCATGCCCGTAGGCTCTTGTTGATACGACTGTTTGGGTCATTAGCGGTTTTAGCGCTAGTTAGTTTCTTTTTCATGCCTGTCATACGGGCGCAGAATGACTTCTTACGTGCACCGCCTTCTGGTTGAGGAGCCTTCAAGCCGGGCTTACCGGGGTTAGCAGCGTTATATGATGCCCGCCCCTTCGCGTTTAGCCCACCTTTTGGGTTCTTACCTTCTTTGCGTTGCCACGCAGGAGTCTTAGCCATTTGCAATCTTCTCGTCTTTTACGAGCCGTGGGTAGAAGGCTTCGTTTCCAAAGTCACCCTCGTACTCAATAGTTCCCATATGGCCTAACTTAATGGTGGGGTCTACCCAAACTTGGAAACCAGCCGCACGGGCACGGTCACAGAATAGATAGTCTTCACCAACGTAGGAGTTATCCTTAACTGCAAAGTCAAATATTGCGGATAGTGTGCGCTCAGTCTTGTCATCCCAGTAATTCCACTGAGGATTCTCTTTGACCAACTTTTCGATGACTTCACGCTTAATCATCATAAAAGCAGTAGCCACACGTTGTGCACGTACTAGCCCCATATTGTTCATAGTGACGCCGTTACCATCTTCATCTAGCGTAACAATATAGGTCTTCTCAACCTTACGGGCGCACGGGATACCGGCAGCAATATCAATGTTTGGTTCTGACAGCCAAGCCAGTAAACGGATAATGTCTTCTGGTTGAAAGTTGATGTCGGCATCAATAAACATTAGATCCGTTGCATCAGATTCTATGAAGTCCTGAACCAAAAGATTACGTGCTCGTGATACTACCGAGCACCCACAAATACTTCCAATCGTAATGTCAATCCCGTGTTGTGGCGCCTGTTGGGCAAACCGCATCAACGAAATTGCTTGTTTAAGGGAGACTTTGTGATCGTAAGCAGGTATGCCAAAAAACACTTTGCGGCCTGCCAACGTGTAACCTTTTTGATTTTGCATTTGTTTGGTTATCCGTAGAAAAGTACCATTGAGGTTGTGTTAGTAACGGTACCGTGCAGCGTACCGGTTTTGACCAGAATACCTTCACCCGGTAACGGGATAATGGTATATCCAGCCGTTCCACTTGAAGCAGTGTTTACAGTAAGTACGACGTTACCGCCGGAACCACCTTCACGAATAACGACAGAACCAGCACTTGAACCGTTAACCGCATACACGGTCTTGATACGAGTCCGATTAATATCGTTACCAGCTTGGTCTTGGAAATCTCCAGTAGCCGTCAGCGGTTGCGTCGCAAATACATCATATTGCATGGAAGCCATGTCAGCCTCCTAATTAAGCAGTACGGGTAAAGACGTATGCGGTTGGGCTAGAGAACATCAACGTGAACCGTGCAATTCCAGTAGCACCTGAAGCAACCGTCAAATCACCGAAAGTTCCTGCGGCAGCGGCAGCATCAACAGCACCAGTAGACAAAATAGCGTTGGTGTTTACTGCGATAGTTACCGTGTCTGCGCCTGCGGTGTTATCAATATACAGATCAAGGACTGTGCCCTGAGTTGCATTGATAGCCGCGCCAAGATCCGTTCCAGTAGGTAGTGTGATCGTGGTAGCAAGAGCCGAGGTAGAAGTAATGTAACCAGCAGCAACTTGGGCTGCGGTAGCGGTTGCAGTAGCGTTGATTGCGTTATCAGCGGTAACTTGGTGCCCGTCGATGAAGCCGTTTTGGGACGCGACTGGGCCATTAAAGGTAGTACGAGCCATTTAAAACTCCTTTTGTGTTGTAGCACATCCCAGCACAGTCTCTACAAAGTCTGCTAGGTCAGTCTGTGCCGGTAAAAATTCCTAGAACCTAAAGAATACAGCAAAAGGGGGGCTTTGCAACCCCCCTTTCTTACAACATCAAGGCGATCCGGGTGAACCGAAGACGCCAAGAGGATCAGACCAGCCGAACGAATAACGCTCACGGGACTTGTAACGGACGTTGCCGGTATCAAAGTCACCATCCATCGACTGAGCCAACGGTGTACGAACAAAATGCTTCAGACCGTTAGGAACGTCAGTTGTCAGGAACCAAGCATCTGGATCGGTCAAGAAGTGGTTAACTGTGTAACCCTCTGGGATCGAACCATTGCTCTTCAGAGCGTTGATGTCGTTATCAGCCGTAGCCACACGCAATTCCGTCTCAAGGATACGGGTTGCGATAAACATCTGTGACGGGGGAACGACCAATTTACGCGGCTTTGCAGCAATCAGCAGGCCACGCTCGTCCGTCCAAGCAGCGATCTGAATAACAGCGGCCTCAAGGGAGGTCTCAGACAGGTCGGCAGGAGTTGCGGGTTCGTT